GTGCTACGCACGCAGGTGTGAGTTAGGGTAGGGGGACGTTATGCCAGGACCAGCCAAGACTCCGAACGAAATAAAAGCAAAGCGCGGGACGCTGAAGCCGTCTCGTGCTGTTGTCGTTCGGCTTGAAAATAGTCTGCCGCGTGCGTCCGAACTGGGCGTGCCAGACGGTTTGGGACCGATCGCAACCGAGGCTTGGCACCGCATCGTGGAATACGCAGGCTCCTGGATCGCCGTCTCTGACCGAGACGCGCTGACGATGCTGGTCAAGGACATTGAGTTCCTCGCAGGTCTGGAGGCTCGGCTCTCAACCGATGGTCCAGTCCTCTACACGGACAAGGGCTATGCTTACGCTCACCCAGCGGCGGGGATGAGGACAAGCGCAGAGGAGAGTATTCGCAAGTGGATGAATCACCTCGGACTGACTCCAGCCGACCGAGCCAAGTTGGGCATCGCAATGGTGGAGAGCCAGTCCAAGATCGACAAGTACCGAGATCGGATGCAACAGAAGGGTGGCCACCGCGCTGGCTGACCCCTGTCGCTTCGGCTGACCTCAGCCGCAGCCTGGGCGACATCGTTGCCGACTTCGCCGAGGACCTTGTACCCATTGCCAAAGACTCAATCGCTGGCGCCTCTGGTGAGCCGCTCCAGTTCCGAATCTGGCAGCGTCGCCTCCTTCGGAGGATGCTGGCACGCAAGGAAGACGAGACCTTCACGCATCGGTTCTTCCTGACTGGCATCGCGCGCAAGAACGGCAAGACCGCGCTCGCCTCTACCCTCCCGCTCTTCTTCGGACTCTATGGCGACCGAGGCGGCGAAATCTACTCAGCCGCAGCCGACCGCGATCAGGCGAAGTTGGTGATGAGCCACGCACGCCGAGCCGTTGAGATGAGTCCAGAACTGGGCGCCCAGATCAAGGTCTACCGCGATGCGATGGAGTTCAAGGGAACTGGAACGATCTACAAGGCGTTGTCTTCGGAGGCATTCACGAAGGAGGGCTTGAGCGCCTCGTTGGTCATTGCCGACGAGTTAGCAGCGTGGCCGTCTCGTGAACTCTTTGACGTCCTCTCGTTGTCTATGGGCGCACGCCGTTCGCCGCTCTTCGTGGCCATCACGACAGCAGGACCGCGCACTGACTCCACTGGCTCGGACTCCATCGCCTACACGCTCTACCAGTTGGCGCGGCGGCGCATCGCTGGAGAGAACGACGATCCGACGCTGGGGATGGCGTGGTGGGAAGCCGCTGACGACGCCTACCTTGACGAGACGAAGTGGAGCGAAGCCAACCCTGGGCTGCTCAGCGAGCCTGCGATCCTGTCGCTTGACGACCTGCTCTCAGCCAAGAAGCGCACACCAGAGGCAGAGTTCAGGACGAAGCGCCTCAACCAATGGGTCAGCAGTGCGACCGCATTCTTGCCGACTGGGACGTGGGACGCCTGCAAGGATGACCAGATCGCGCTGAACAAGGAGGACGAGATTGTCCTCGGCTTTGACGGCTCGTTCAGCAACGACTCCACTGCCATCGTCGCGTGCCGCGTGGCGGACAAGGCGTTCTTCGTCCTCGGACACTGGGAGCGTCCGCTAGACGCAGAACTCGCGTGGCGAGTGCCAGTAGAGGAGGTGGAAGCCAAGATGCTCGACATCTGCAAGATGCACAACGTCCGAGAGATCGTCTGCGATCCATTCAGGTGGCAGCGCTCGATGGAGGCGTGGCAGCAGATGGGGCTGCCAGTGGTTGAGTTCCCTCAGACGCCTTCGCGGATGGTGCCAGCCACGGCTGCGTTCTACGATGCCGTGGTCAACGGCAGAGTGAAGCACGACGGCGATCCGAGTCTGGCACGACACGCAGGCAATGCCACGCCGTACTATTCACGCAACGGCTTGATGGTCAAGAAAGAATCCAAGACCAGCCTGAAGCGTATCGACCTTCTTGTCGCTGCGTTGATGGCACACAGCCGAGCGGGTACACTAGGCAACGCACCAGCGCCGAAGCCGAAGGCTGAGGTCAAGTGGATTGAGTTGTAGGGAGACGAATGGGAATCCTTGATCGCGTCCTCGGACGCCAACAGCCACAAGAGGAACGATTCATCGGCGGCCAGTGGGTCACGCAGGAGGCACAGAGCGGCGCAGCGGGCGTGCTAGTGAACCAAGAGAACGCCACGAGCATTGGCGCGGTCTACGCCGCGGTCAAACTCTACGCCGACACTATCGCTGGACTTCCGTGGGACACCTACATCCGCATTGACGGAACGCGCCGACCTTACCGTCCGCGTCCGCGATGGATGGACACACCGATCCCGAACAACCCGAACTTCACATCCTTTGAGTTCAAGCATCGCGTCGTCACTTCTCTGCTGCTAGACGGCAACGCCTTCATCCTTTGCCTGCGCGACTCATCCGACAATGTGATTGAGACCCGCGTCCTTGATCCGCAGAAGGTGGAGATCAGGAGCGGCGAGTTCGGCGAGCCGATGTATCACATTGAGACAACCGAAGGCGCGATCACGCTGACAACCGCAGAGATCATTCACATCCCGCTGTTCGCCACTGGCGAGCATCATCGCGGGCTGTCACCGATCGAGCATCACAAGGTGACGCTGGGACTTGCAAGCGCGACGCAAATCTTCAGCGCAAAGTTTTACGAGAACAACGCAAGCGTCGGCGGTCTGATCAAGGTTCCAGGCGAACTGACGCAGGATCAGGCAGAGGCACTCCGCACTGGCTTCGGTCGCCGACACGGTGGTGTGGACAAGGCGTGGCGAGTGGCCGTGCTTACTGGCGGCGCTGACTATCTGCAACTCGGCGCAAAGATCAGCGACCTGCAACTCGTGGAGACGATGCACTACGGCGTGGAAGCCATCGCGCGAATCTACGGCGTGCCGCTCCATCTGCTTCAGTACCCAGGCGGCAACACCTCCTACGCGTCGGTCGAGTTGATCGGCATTGAATGGTTGCGCCTCGGACTCGGACCAATGATCGCGCGCCTTGAGGCATCGTTCCAGCGCATCGTGCCAGGAGCCGAGCAGACCTTCTTGAAGTTCACGCTGGACGGCTTGCTGCGCGCGACCACGCAGGAACGCTACAACGCCTACTCGACCGCATTGAACAACGGCTTCCTGTCGGTGAATGAAGTTCGCGCATTGGAAGATCGCTCGCCAGTTGACGGTGGCAACGAATACTGGAAGCCGCTCAACATCGGCACACTCGGACAAGACGAGCAGGTCTGATGTCGTACATCATCACCGACATTGACGGCACGCTTACTACGACAGGCGACACGCCGAACCAGCCGTTCATTGACTGGCTGAAGAGCCAAGCCAACGACTTTGGCGCCGAGGTGATTGTGGTATCGGCTCGCAACATTGACCGACTTGCAGAGACAGAGCGATGGCTTGAGGACAACCTCGTGCCGTATGACCAAATCTATCTTCAGGACTTTGGCGAGTCCAACCCAGCCGTGAACGAAGCGTTCAAGGCATACAAGTATTCCAAGTTGCAAGAAGAGTACGGCGACGAGATCGCCTTCCTCGTGGACAACGATGCCGAGGCACGCGACGCGGCTGAGGGGATGGGCATTGACGCCTACACAGCAGACGAGGCGATGGGATTGACCGTGGACGAAGACGACAACAATGAGATGCGCGTCCTGATTGACGTGCCGCAATACATCCAAGAGGCAGCCGAGAAGGGTCTGACCTACGAGCGGAACGGCTTCGCTGGCGACGGATTGACCGACCAGACCGTTGAAGAGGCGCGACAACTGCGCGCTGGACAAGTCGAGGATGACAAGGTGACGCGGATGCGCGCGTGGATTCTGCGACACCGTGGCGACTGGGAAGGCGTACCACGCAACAGCAACTCAGACGATGCCGACTTCCCAGGACCAGGCGCGGTGGCCGCGTACCTGTGGGGCGTTGATCCCACAGCAGAGAACGGCGCAGATCGCGTCCTAGAATGGGCAGATGGCGTCCTCGCGCCGCTGACCGAAGAAGAGAGGTTTGACGTGAAAGAACTTGAGACGCGCGCTCTTCCGATGGGCGAGTTCACCGTTCGAGAAGATGAAGATGGTCAGAAGACCTTCACTGGCTACGCCGCGCTCTTTGGCGCACCGTCTGCTGGACTTCCGTTCACCGAGGTCATCGCTCCAGGCGCCTTCCGTCGCACGCTCTCGCGCGTTGCTGACGGCAAGAAGATTGTCTCCTTCCTCTTTGGACACGACGAGACACGCGCACTTGCCACGACCGCGAGCGGCCGACTCACGCTGACCGAAGACGAGCGCGGCTTGAAGGTTGAGGCTCGCCTTGACCCAGCCGATCCAGACGCCGCTGGCGTCATTAGCAAGTTGACGCACGAGGCGTTGGCAATGGGAATGTCCTTCGGCTTCACCATCCCAAAGAACGGCGATGAATGGAACGAGGACGAGCGCACGCTGCGCGAAGTGAATCTATTCGAGGTGAGCGTCCTCTCCGCAGGACAGACTCCCGCCTACCCAGCGACGCTGGGCTTGACCTCCGTTCGCAAAGTTGCGTCCCGAATGGGCGTGGACGGCGATCGGCTCATCTCAGCCATCGAGTCCTTGAAGTCGGCGCAACCGCTGACCGAAGAGGATGTCGAGGTGATTGAAACCGTCACGGAGAAGTTGGCTCCGAAGCGCACAGGGGTGGACCCATCCATCGCTCGCGCCAAGTTGCTGCTCGCCGAGATGGAATCAGAATCGCTCTAACAGCCACGAGACCCCGCTCCGCCGCGCTAGTACGCGAGCCCGCGATCAGGTCATCCCGCTAGGCGAGCCGCAACATTGTGGAAACCAATCAAAAAAAGGAGACAGAAATGTCAGACGCACGAAAGTTGCACGAGAAGCGTGCCAACCTTCTGACCGAGGCTCAGTCCATCGTGACCGACCTCGCCGAGAAGGGCGAAGCGCTTGAGGGCGAGTCACAGGCTCGCTTTGAGAAACTTACTTCGGAGGCTGCAACGGTTGCGGCCGCGATCCGTTCGGAGAAGGAAGCCAGTGAAGCACGCAGCGCTGCTGATGCAGTTCGCGCTGAGTACGCCACGGCAATCGCTCCTAAGGTCGAGAAGACCGAAGGCTCAAACGACGAACTCCGCGCACTCGCCCGCAATGGCGGCGTGCAGATGTTCGAGTACCGCGATGTCTCACGAGCAACTGGCCTGGGCAACCCAGTCACCATTGCTGACCGCGTGAACGTAGTTGCGGCACAGTTCAACCCATTCATTGACCCAGCAATCGTGACTGTGGTCCGCGCAAGCACAGGCAACAACATCCAGTTCCCACGAGTCACGGCTCTTGGAACCGCTGGATCGGTTGCTGAGGCTGGCACGATCGGCGAGTCGGACGGAACGCTCAGCGCCCTGTCCCTCACGCCAGTCAAGTACGCAACGATCATTCAGGTGACGGAAGAACTCGCAACAGATGCGGCGTTTGACCTCTCCGCGATGATCGCTGACAAGTGCGGCGCGGAAGTCGCAGTTGCTCACGGTGCCTTCGCTGGTACCGCTGTTGCCGCTGCTGCCAACGTCGGCGCAACTGGCTCAGGCACCGTTTCAGTGAACCCAACCTTCACCGACCTTGCGAAGTTGAAGGCGTCTGTGAACCAGGCGTACCGACGCGCACCAAAGGCTGGCTGGTTGATGAACGACACGACGCTCGGCGTTGTGACTGGTCTCGTGGATACGGCTGGACAGCCAATCTTCCGACCAGGCGATGCGAACACTCCAGATCGTCTCCTCGGAGCGCCGATCTACAGTGCAGCACTCATTGACCTGACCGATGACACCGCAGGCGCAATCCTGTTCGGTGACCTCGGACAGATCTACACCGTCCTCGTAGGCGGCGTTCAGGTTGAAGTCTCCCGCGAGTTCGCGTGGAACCTCGGCCTCATCTCCTACAAGGTTCAGGTGCGCGGCGCCACTGGGCTGTCACAGGCTTCAGCGGTCAAGTCGTACAAGTCAGCCAACGTTTCCTAATCAGTAGGCGACTAGGTTGAGCAGCAGGGAGTCGGGCTTCGGCTCGGCTCCCTGTTGCATTAGCAGGAGGGCAGAATGAACATCTGGCACAAGATCAAGAAACTGACTGCGAAGGGTGCGCCTAGAATCAACGCAGAGGCACCTACGAGCCACGTAGAGCGCGCCATTGTGGTCAGGTGGGGCAATACAGCCACCACCAAGCGAACGCCTGTCAAATGGCGGGAAAAGGGAGAAGACGAGTGACTCAGTATCTGGCGTCTAGGCAGATGAGCGTGGGGACCGCAGCGGCGAGCATCGTTGAGGGTCGCGTTGCTGGCACAGAGATTCACTTGCACGCGCTCGCCAACAACTCGAAGGACGTGTTGATCGGCGCTGCGGACCTGACGCTTGCCAACGGCTTCGTGCTGCGTAAGGGCGAACACGTCACCGTTCGGCTAATGGAGCGACAGACGCTCTATGCTATCGCCGAGAACGATGGTCAAGTCCTGACCGTCCTGTCAGTCGGAGGCATCTAAATGTCATACGCAACACTCGCAGAGTTCAAGAGCGCAATCGGAATCGGCACTGCCGATACCACGGATGACGGCGCGCTGCAGTCCGTACTCGATGCAACCGACGCGCTGATTGACCTATACACGGATCGCAAGAACGGCTTTGGCACCGCGACCGAGACTCGCTACTACACGGCGACCGACTACCAGTACGTCCTCGTGGACGACCTTGTGAGCGTCACGACGCTGACGACAGACGACGATGCCAACGGCACCTACGAGACAACGTGGACCGCAGGCACGGACTACAACCTGGCGCCAGGCAACGCAGCACTGGACGGCTGGCCGTACAACGAGATTGACGTCTCGGTGACGTGGCCGCGCAACTTCCCGCGCGACGTCTATCGCGGCGTCAAGGTGGTCGGCGTCTTCGGATGGCCGTCCGTGCCAAGCGCAGTGAAGCAAGCCGCAATCATTCAAGCGGGCGCAGTCTGGTCATCGCGGACCTCGCCATTCGGCGTGATCGGCAGTCAAGACCTCGGCGGCATCTTGCGCCAGACACGCGCGCTTCACCCTGAGGCTCAGGTGTTGCTTGAGGCATACCGAAGGCGCGAAGGTCTGGCTCGATGAGTTTTGATGACCGAACGATTATCGGTGGACTCGCCGCGCACCTGACGGCGAAGACGCCACCAACTGGCTACGTCCTCCGCACCGTTCACGCCTTCCCACCTGACAATCTTGCAGTGGTCCCAGCGGCAGTCATCATCCCAGGCGATGACTCCATCGGCTATGGCGCGAGCAATCGCCAAGTGACGCTGACGCTGAACGTCATCATCTACATCCAGCCGCAGGCTGACCTCGGCCGCAAGTATGCGGACCTGATGACGTGGCGCACCTGGCTGCGCGACAGCCTGATTGACGGCGTGACGCTGAACGGCACAGACGCCGTGGCGCAGGCAAGCGTGACCTCCACAAGCATCGGCACCGACACGTGGGGCGACGCGGACTTCCTCACGATCACCGCAACCGTTGAAGTCTCAAGCGTGGAGGCAATCGCAACCAGTGCCTGACCTAAAGAAGCCTCTGAGTTACCCAGTAATCAGCCACATTGACGTGCAGTTCGTGCCAGGCTCAATCCCACAGGGAGAGTTCGTGGCTGGTCTGCCTGCAGACGGTAGTATCATCAGCGCACCTGTGGTTCAGGCAGAGGCTTGGATCGCAGCAGGAATCGCCAAGCGTGCCGCGACTGCGGCTGAAGACAAGGAGAACGACTAATGCCAGCCGCATCCGCAGGGAACGTACTGTTCAGCAAGTTGGTCGCCTTCAAGGAGGCGACGCCTGGAACCATCCCGACGCTGACCAGCGGCGGCCGCAAGTTGCTCGTGACGCCAACTGGCGTGATCTCCGAAGGCACAACGATTGAACTTGGCACCGAGCGATCCGTTGCACTTCGCAACCCGCTCATCGGCTCCACTGGCACGATCGTCTCCGTTGAGCCAACACTCAGCGCGACCGTCCCTGCCGTGAGCGTCGGCGAACTTCCACTCTGGCTCTCAATGACGCGCACCGATACGCCTTCAGGCACGGCTGCGCCATACGAGTGGGACTACGACTACTCGATGACAGCGGCGAACTCGCCTACGTCCTACACGTTGATCGCAACGGATGGCACGCAGGCATACGCCGCGAACTACTGCTTGGCTGAGTCAATCACGATCGCTGCTGACCGCAGCGGACTGACGAACTTGAGCGCGAACCTCTTCGCGCAGCAGATCGCCAAGAACAGCGCGACGCTTGCCGAAGGCACACCGACTTCGCCCTTTATGGCGGGACGCCTCTGGAATGCCTTCCAGCACGGCTCAACCTTCCCAGGCACGGCTGACGGAACGGCTTACGAGTACCTGCTCGACTTCTCACTGGAGTTCAACGCAGGGATCACGCGCCAGTCGTACCTCGCAGGCACGACGGTCTTCAGCACGCACAGTGAGAGCAACCCATTCAGCGGCACGCTGACGATGACGGTGAGCAGCACGGCGAGCGCAGTCTCGACGTGGTACGACGCATACAAGGCAGCGACCCCGAAGGGCGTGCGACTGACGTGGAGCAACGGCACCTACTCGGCACACATCCTTGCGATGATCGTCCCAACGGAAGTTCAGCAGATGGCTGGCGCCGAAGATGGTCTGACCACGATGGCCGTGACTGGAACGCTGGTCTACGACACGGTGAGCGCGAAGAGCCTTCGCATCGTCGTGAATAGCGACTTGGCGGCGTTGCCGTAAGTTCAACCTAGTAGCAGAGGAGGAGGCTAGATGAGCCAGAGCAAGCCACAGTTCCGCACCGTTGAAGTGAAACTCGCCGCGCCCTTCGAGGGCTGGACGGCGACGATGAAGGCAGAGGGCGTTCCTGCTCGCGTGTTCATTGAGTTGCAGAGCGGCAACGTAGAGCGCGCAATGAACGCACTCAAGCGTCTCGTGGTGAGCCACAACTTCCTGAACGAAGATGGCGCACCAGCCGAAGATGTTCTTGATGCACCGATGGACGCCATCACCGACGCCATCACGAAGTGGAGCGACGCAGTAGCAGCACTCCCCCCTCGATAAGGCTCGACGCCCAGCGGCTGGCGGCGGGTCGGACTCTGGCGCCGCATCCACTTATCGCGGCGCACCTCATCGGCAAGGAGTTCCACGTTCCACCGCATGAGGTTCTGGAGTGGGAGGCAGAACACTTTGCTCGTACACTTGCGCTGATGTCCGACCTTCAGCCTAAGGAGAAGCATGGCCGCTAACGACTCGCTGACTCTCCAAATCAAGACCGACAAGAACTTTGATGATCTCCGCATCGGGTTCTACCAGGCCAGCAACCCAAGCGGCTTCAAGCGCATGCAATCCTTCGCTGCACTCAACGCAGCGCGCACCATGCTCAAGCCGATGAAGCAAGCCGCTCCGCGTGGACGCACGACCGAGAATCCAGGCAAGTTGCAGAAGAACATCAAGGCACGCGGCGTGCGCTTCAGTAAGCCTGGCGCCGTGGTCGGAATCAAGGGCGGACGCTCTGGTGTCTTCTATGGCTGGTTTGTCGTGGAAGGGCGTGGACCAGTGCGCCGAACGAAGAACGGAGCAGTGGGCGTCACTCCAGTGGCTGCGCGGCCGTTCGTCTCGGATACGGTCAAGCGCCCAGGTACAATCGAGCGAGCAATGGAAGCCTTCTCTGCGACCACGGAGAAGTTCCTCAATGACGGCGCCTTCCGCGCCACCATCCTGAAGTTCAGGAGAGGGAACCAACGCTGATGGCTGCTGACCGTTCTGCCAACTTCGTCATCAAGGCTAAGGACGCCGCCACTGGGCCTCTTGGCAAGGTGGGCGGCGCAATGGGCAAACTCAAGGGCGCATCGGTCGCCGCGTTCAAGGCGATTGGCGCCGCTGCACTCGTTGCAGCCGCCGCGATCACCGCCTTCGTCGCTGATGCCGTCAAGGGCGCGATTCAGGACGAGCGATCAACGATTCTCACCAACGCCGCACTCAAGGCGCGTGGCTTTGAGTTGGACAAACTCGGACCAAAGATTGACGAGCAAATCAAGGCGATGGCTCGGTTCGGCAAGACGGACGATGACGTTCGCGCTGGGCTAGAAGTCGGCTCACGATTCTTCAAGAATCAGACGAAACTTCTTCAGGCAAACGAGGCTGCGGCCGCTATCTCCTCCGTCACTGGAAGAGACATGGCAGAAGTCATGGCGCTCATCGGCAAGGCTGCCAATGGAAGCACGCGAGGACTCGCTGCGCTCATTGGTCCAATCGAGAAGGGCGCAAGCGTCACCGACATCCTCACCCAGTCCAACGAGAAGTATCTAGAAGTGGCCAACGCTCTCGCTGATAGCACTAGCGGAAAGATGCTCACTGCACAGATTGCCTTCGGGGAAGAGATGGACAAGTTCGGGGCGCAGTTCTTGCCGATGGTCACAGAGGCGCTCACGTTCTTGGTAGAAGAGGCGCTGCCAGCCTTCTCTGGGTTGCTTGACACCGTTGGACCAATCCTTAGTGATCTTGTCACGAAGTACGTTGGCCCACTTATTGACTCAATCGCTGAACTGTTCTCCATGTTCGAGGGCAGTGAAGGTTCTATCTCTATCTTTGAACTCGCGCTTCTTCCACTAAAGATTGCGCTGACCGCCATCAAGACCGTGATTGACGCAATCATCTTCGGCTTGAAGTTGCTTGGATTCGTGAGCGACGTGGACGTCGCTGCTGGTCAGGCTGCGACTAACGCATTCCGCGCTGGCGAGCGTGATTCAATGTCGTCCGCAGGGACGCGCTCAGGCTCAAGCGAAGGCGTAATCGTGAACAACCGAATCACCTTCGGGAACGATGCAGTCTCACACGTCAGCACGAGCATCGGCAACCAAACCAGAGCCAACAGCCCGCAGCGGTCGTTCCCCAGGAACCCATAAATGGCGACCGCGCCTTATCAACTCTGGATGGACCTCGCGCCAATCGCGTCGGCGATTCGCGTCTCCAGCACGGTCACGGTGACCACGACTACCTCGCACGGTCTAACCACTGGCGCTGAGATTGAGGTCGGCAACACGGCAGGAGCCGCAGGGACGTCAATGGTGGGCGTCTACGACGTGACCGTGACTTCAGGAACCACCTTCACCTACACGGCCGCAGGCTCGGCAGGAACGGCGACAATCGGGAGCGCGTTCATCGCCTACGACCTTCTGAACCCACCGATCAACTACGCCTCTGGGAGCGCGCGTGAGAACGCAATGATCGCCGACATCAACACGCTGAACCTGAGCAGTAACGGCGACGGCTCTGGCTCCACGATGTCCTTTGACATCCTGCAAGAGACGACGCCAGCCGTCGGTCCGTGGTTCAATCTCGTGCCAGACAACACGCGCATCAGGCTCTGCCAGAAGGACACAGGCTCAACGCCAGCCGCAGCCGACGTTCGCTTCCTCGGCGTGCTGGACTCGGTGAACTCTCAACTCAACGGCTCAGGGCAAGGCACGATCACAAGCGTGCAACTCAGCGATGCCAACGTCGTGCTGGATCGCGTTGCCGTCTTCGGCAAGACTGGCGCTGCTCGCACCATTGCAAGCGCGAGCCGATCCTCAAACACGGCAACCTACACGACCACCGTAGACCACGGCTTCGTGACTGGTCAGTCACTGAAGATCAGCGGCGTGCTTGGGGCTGGCACCGCAACGTTCAATGGCACCTACACAATCACCAGCACAGGCTCAAGAACTTTTACAGCATCCAACACAGGGCCAACAGCGAGCAGTGCAGGAACGGTTACTGTGAACTTCGCACGCGATGGCAGAAGTAACGATTGGGTTGTGGTCACTGCCGTAAGTCCTAGCCGTCTGTTTATTCAGAGCGGTGACACTGTTCGTATTCGGCGAGGGAGTCTTTCTGGCTTTGGAGATACAACCACAATGAGGTTGTTGCTTGATACGACCTTTAGCGGCAGCGATGTGGTGCGTGTCAGCGACACGTCAATCAAAGTTCGCCTGCGAAGGCCATACACCTTCACGTGGGGAACCTTCGGCAGCGGCGGTAGAATCTTCTCGCAAGGGGTGGCTCGTGATGCAACGCAGCAGCCTGGGCAAGTCACCGTTACCATTCCTGGTGGATTGAGCGAAACACAGGCAGTTACTAACCTACTTGCGCTCACAAACCAATACAAGTCAAATGATTACCCGCTGCAGCGGGTGCTATCTACGAGCAGCACCGCCAACATTACAGGCGGCACAGTCTATGCAAATGGGCCTGCTATTCAGTTT